CCTGGTCTGCCAGGTATCTCAACGCAATTACCAACAGAGTTGCATCCGCTTTGGAATATGGCTGTACCGCTCCGATAATTTTATTGGAGTAATACTGTAACCCCTGAATGACCATCTTTGCCGATTCTTCTCTTTTTCCATCTGCAAGGATTTCCTGTGCTCTGATAATAAAGCTATGCATTCTCTTTTCTCTCTTGAACATCTCTATTCCTCCATCGGGTCATCGTATGGGTAATCATCATCGCCCTCGCTGAATGGTAATGGCATACCACTATCGTCTGTGCTATCGTAATCGCCGCTAGGAACGTCGGTATCTGTTTCCTCATCCACATTATCGGGTACGGTCATCATACCGTCTGATTCGCCGTCCTGCTCTTCCTCCTGCGGCTCTTCTGATTCCTCATTCGCCTGATTGTCCGGTAGGAAGTATGTAGGCTGTCCCTCAACGGCTGGTGTTTCACTATCCACAATATCTGCATCGTTCTCTGCCTGCTGCTCCATATCGAAAATGTTCATCTGTCCTCCGGTAGAAACATATTTCAGCACATATCGTTTCAGCTTTTCATCATATACCAGGCACATTCCTGTATCTCTCTTACCGTCCGCACTGTCCTTTACCGGCACAACGGTGGAAATCTTATGCTTGATAAGAGGCTTTTTGATTCTTACCGTTGTTCCATCTTCCTGCGGTACGAAATCCTCATTCAGTTCGATGCTGATTTTGAGGTCGATACTTCCCTCGTCCATATCAGACTGTTCCATCTTTCTGAATAACTTCTGCATCATCAGATTGAATGTTTCTCTTGCCGCCTGGAATGTATCGCTTTCCAGTGTCATTTCCTCGTAATTTAAAATACTCATTTTGTTTGAATCCTCCTATGTTTTATTTGAAAATCTATTCCACTGCCCGGATGAATACGTCCACCCTTGGTGTATCAGAATAGAACTTTCGCACCTGCGTATCTACAATCGCATTATCGTCATACCACGCTACGCCATTCAACGCGTCATATATGAGCTTTGCCACATTATCAAGGTCCGGCTTCACTGTTGGTCTGATTCTATGCTCAAGCATTTCTTTCCGCCGCTTCTTTGAGGTTGATTGTGGTATCGGATAATATGCTATGATGCGAATATCAAGAGGCTCCTTTTCCTTAAATCTCCTGCCTCTGGCAACTTCCAGGAAACACTCTGCAACCTCTTTTTCATGCTGTGTTGTCTTTTTTGGCGTGTAAGTCTTTGTATATGTACCCATTCTGGCGAATTTTGGTCGCTGTTTTCCGAACGGACTTCCAGGTACTGTAAATTTGATTGATTTCATATCGCCAGCCTCCGTTATTTCCAGTATCATTGATTCATCGCCTTTCTAATCTTCAAAAATATAGAACAGTGAACCCTCCATTGTGTAACCAAAGCAAAGGTTTCCATCATCGCAAATCAAGGCAAGCTCCAACTGCGACAGATTTGTGTTATTCTTAATGACTGCATAGGTTGAATGATTATATCCGGCCGTTCTTTTTAATACGATGTCATAATCATCCGGGTTTTCCACTTCATATCTTGAAATTTTGTACTTTTCACAAAGTTCTTTGTAAATTTCACGATTGATACTGGCTTTTTCCGATTCGTTTCCTGTAAACGCCCACTCCCGATATATCTTTTTCTCTAAGCTCATGACTTTTCCTCCTCTTTCTCTCTGTATATTTTCAAGGTGTAATCATAAGATTTCCCTGATTTTCTAGGGATTCTGCCCGGTCCTACTGTGTATCCGTTTTTTACCAGGATTCCAGTCATGATTGACCGGTCCTCCACTGTTGAACAAATCAACTCCGCTACTTTTTCCATCGCTTAATCCTCCAATAATCTCTTTCGCATCTCATCGTATCTATCCGCCGCCTGGTTCATCCTCCAGGATGCCCCGGCTACTCTGTGCGGAAAACACATCGCAAAAATTCTGTCATATATCCTTTTGTATCTCGTATCCATGTTTTCTTTCATATCCGTCAACATCAAATTAGTTGTCAGAATCAGTGGCTTTCCTGCGAGGTATCTGCTGTCTATCACGTTGTAAACCTTTTCCAGTCCATAATCCGTATTGCGCTCTGTTCCTAAATCATCGATGATAAGCAGCTTTGCATTGTTCAGCCTTGCTATCAGCTCTGATTCCTCCACCTGCTTGTCCTGTATCATCTGTAATATTTTTACAAATGATGTCATTATTACCGGTATTTTCTGATTCAGCAGTTCGTTTGCAATGCAAGCGGCAGCATAACTCTTGCCGGTTCCAACTGGACCATACAGAAGTAACCCCTGATTGTTCCTGTACATCTCGTCAAAATTCTGCACATAATTTCTGACTATCTTATAAAGCTGTGCATTATCTTTGTTCTGCTGAAATGTGGCAAGGTTGGCGTTTTTCAATCTGTTCTCAATAAGACTTGCTGACCGCAGGCGTTCCATGCGCTGTAATTCCTGTCTGGCCTCTTCCTGCTTCTTTCTATCCTCTTCTGCCTTTTCCTCGCATTTACAGATACAAGGAACCGTAATGGTTGCCCCATCACCGCCGGGGATTTTTACTCTGGTCTGTCTTTTCCCTCTGCATTTTCCGCAATGGATAAGACCGTCCTCGATATAATCTCCCTCGCGCATCATTTCCTGCTGTGTTCCTTTTTCTCTTGCAATCCTCTCTGCAAATCCTGTGAACAATTCTGCTGTTCCCTCCATCTGCTATGCCTCCAATCTATCTGAATGGGTTTCCCTCATCCTCTTGTGATTCCTCAACCCTATTATTTTCCCGTTTATTCAAGAAGTCCTCAAAAGGTGTATTCTCACTAAGGAACGTCTTGGCGTGTTTTATGTATTTACTCTCTGTTCTCTCTCGAACCAGTTTTTTCTTGTAATTTTCAGCCGCTTCGCACAATTCATCGGGTGACCATCCATCATTGAGGCGTGCCTTGTATTTCTTATACGCTTCGCCTTTTCCATCTTTTCTTGGGTATATCCTCCAAAATCTCTGGAAATCTGTGCTGTACTCTGTTTTCTTCGGTTTCTTTGGTGGCTCCTGCGGTACTTCCTGCTCCGGTGCTTTCTCTTCCGCCATCTCTATTCCAGGAATATCAAGAACCGACTGGGTTTCTTCCATACCATCCGGTTTTTTCGGTTCTTCTGTCTGTACCTTTTTCGGTCTACCTCCCAGCTTTCCGTTTCTTCTGTTTATCTCACATCTGGCATCGTACTTGTCGCTATCTCTTTTGAGCTGTGACCGGATAAAGGAGAAAGCCATTAAAGGCAGTCCTGCCAGCTCTTCACAAGGCAAATCATTCACATAACAGAAGATTGCCTTTATCAGCTTTCCAGCCTCCTCATCAGACATGAGCGAGAAGTGGTCTATATAATCGTTATAAAGTTGAAAGCTCTTTTTGTCCTCTGACTTTCCCATTGTATCCGCTCCAATTTCTCTAAACTTCTGCTACAAGGTCGGCTATTCCTATCGGTCTTTTCAGGACTTTAGTTTCCCGGCAGTAATCGCAGCAATGGCATCTCAAAGGTTCGATTTCTCCTCTCTTTACTGCCAGTACGTGATTGATATTTGCTTTTACAACCTCCCTCGCCTCTCTCAGGTAATTATCCTGTACATGGATAATCTCAATATTCGGTGTGCTTTCCTTACTGATTCCGGCAATATAGAACGGCAATCTCTTTCCGGTATTCTGATATACGACTTCCTGATATATTGCGCCCTGGATGTCGTACCCCCAGTAGCGGACGAAATCTAAGTATCCTATATCTCGCACCCACTCCAATTTTGTAAGGGATGCCATAACTTTAAGGTCCACAATCGCAACTCCCGGAATATAACTGTCCATTTTGATTTTCCAGGGTGTTCCATACAGTTCTGCGGTCATTATGACCTGCTTTTCCCCGGACATATATTTCATAAAGAGTTCGTCCCTCTCTGCTCTCTGAATCAGCG